GACGATTGCTACTACGAATATAACTACAAACCACCAAACCATTATGTAATCCTCGTTTGCCACGGATCTTTTACTGGGATATAGGGTTCCCCACCGTAGTTTAATAAATTGCCAAATTTAGTTGTGCAGTCGGTCGTCGTGTGGGCACAGCCTGCACTCGCTTGGAACGTGTCGCCAGCACCCGTCAATAAATAGGGGGAAATAGTAATCACGTCCCCGGTGTGCCCCATTATCATCCGGCGTCTAGCGTTTATCGTTATTTGCCCACCTAGGAACCAGCCGTCGGGTTTCGTAGCAAATGCCACAGACTGGATCGTCGTCCCTGTGGAAGCGGAAACCGTACCGGCTACGGTGAATAAATTTTCATCTACTCGACACGTCGCCCCGTGGAACAACTGGTAAGGGCATTGGACCGAGTGGAGTAGGTGGAGCATGGAGTCTTCCATAGCTTTCGCTACTGTCACACACGACGCTTCGGCAAATGGCTCACTTACACTAATCGAGTCGAGTGACCCTGCCCAATATTGGATAAACCCACCGACATTCTCCCGGTAAACTGTCACCGTTATGGCGTCGACGATTACTTCTCCAACATAGTCCAATACAAGCTCCACCGTATAGGGGAGTTTAATATCAAGACTTGCTTTGTTTACGTCTTCCGTGACTTTCACGGCTTCACGCTCAAGGGCTACTGGTTCGTAGGTCAACCCTTCCAAAGTTATCGGGTCCGGGGAAGACGTGTACAGGTAAATTTTTCCGACGTTGGGTCGGCTAAACTTGTATAACTCGATAGGGGAGTTGTCCTCGATGCTCTTTTCTGTGTCTTCCCAACTCATCGTTGTACCTCGACAAACGTCAACGGGATGTCTGCTTGACCCGCCCGGCTCCATTTGAGTTTTAATTTTTCACTAAGTAGCCGGACCAGAGGCATCCGCATGATCTTCAATTCGCCGGGATTGTATCCCGTACCGAATCCAGAGTCAAGGGTCAGCAGTTCTTCGGTCTCACTCAACTCCGTAGTTTCTATGATTTCCCGGAAGAAAAAGTTGGTCCCGTCATAGATGGCTATATGGTCCGTGTAGTTCCGTGTTCCCCATGTCTGGGTGTAGGAGTCGTTGCGTACCGTTATCGTGCCCGCACCCGTTACCGTAGTCTGTGTTTGTGTGAAGTCGTTGTCCATAGATGGCATCCAGACTGTCTTCTGCATCCCATTCAAAAAGTGGAGGAATCGCCGTACGTCCCACACTTGTTCTTGGGTCTGGGCATGGTATCCGTACTCAAACGAGTTTTTGGGTATGTTCCACTTACGGATCATGGAGAATACCCCGGACTTGTTATCCAGAGAGAATGTCCCGGCGTCGGTTGTTCGTCGTTGTGATCGGCCAGAGAACCAGCCCCCGTCGGTTATAACTGGGACCCCGTTATACTCAACTGGGAACGTCGGTGGAGTCAAAGACACGTTATCGATTACCCTGAACTCGACCGTGTACTCGACGGGTCCGTTGGCAACTTGGTTCCCTTTTAGCCTGTTATTAGACCAGCAAGCATCTAACGGCATAACTACCGGACGCACGTAGGATTTTTTTAAGGGTAGAGATACCGTAAGTTCGGTAGGGGTAATCGTTACGATTGCCGCAGTCTCGAAGGTGTAGTCGTCTTGGTAAATGAACACACTTCCACCGATCCTAAAATCGGCAAATTCAGTTGAACAACTTATCGTAAGGTCGAGAGCGTCAATCGGGAGTGCCGGCCGTTGTTCTGCCCATACTGGGACCAGATATGCCGACCCTGCTTGAGCCTCTATGTTATTGCGGAGAACCATGTTTATATGTTCGTCGGCGAACTCGTACTTATATACAAACGCCTGCCGGGGATGCTTACGATAGGAGAGCCGTTGCTCCAGTCCGTTTCGTGCTGTTATTATGTTCGTTTTAAAATCTAGTTTTTCGGTAACTTTAGACTGTGGACGGAATGGCATAAGAACACCGACTTGTCCCTCTACGGTCAAGACGAGGTCCGGGCCGATGTCAAAACCTACAGTGACCTCCACAGAGAATAGAGGTGGAGCCGTCCCAAGGATTGTGAATGTGACGTTAGTCTCGGAGTACGGAAGAATCGGGGTTCCTACGTCTAGTCCGTCTATTCCAAAAGATAAGTTAGGATCTGGGTCAACTGTAATCGACGTGACCGTCGGTTTGTAGTCGAAGGCGTTCCATAACTGGTAGACGACTTGGTCTTTGGCCGCAACGACTCCAAGAGGGATTGTATATCCTGCCAGAAACTCGGCGTTCTGCTCTACGATCCACCGCCCATAAAGGAACGTCGGGTAGTCGTTAAGTTTCCCGTCGATTAAATGGAGTAATGGATCGAATATGTTGTATGTACGCCGACCACTCTCGGACGTCTGGACGGCCTCTATAAAAGGGTCGTACTGTGAATCCCACCCGGTTTCTAAGTTGACCGAAATCCAAGGTCGTTCGTCTAGTGCCGGCCCGTCTAATATTTCAGTCGTAGTCCCTTTATAAATAGCCATATTATTTTAAGAATGCGACGCCTTGCACACTCTCACCTCTGTTTATTGCGAAGACAAGATAGTTTGACCCTCCGGCTACGATTGACGACCCGTCGGCGTAGTTGGTCACGTTGAGGAAGTAAACTCCTTCGACGGTTCCGATTGGGTAATAGGCCGTCGTCGTTGCTTTCAAAACAGTAGGGGCACATAAGGCCATAGGCTGGTTCCCTCGGAAGCCATCCGGAGAATTATCCACGATGAACCGGGCTGTCGACCCGTTTCCCGCTAGGTTGTCACTCGACGCCTTTATCTGTGGGATAAGTGACCACGTTTGGGTCCCGTACTGTTTGCTTTGAGTGAACCACCCGGTCCCGTCATATACGGCACCAGCGCCCGTAGGGTAGTCGGATACTCCGTCGTCTACTAAAGACATATAAGCATAGCGGGTTCCCCCGTCTCTGTAGTTGTCCCGTGAACCCCCACTCGAAGCATAATAGGGAAGGCCTAAACTTGTGACCCCAATCGTTAATTCGACGAAGTTGGAATACGGAGAGTCAATTTCAAACACGGCCGAAGCCGTCGTAGCTGTGGCGAAGAAATAACAATCTCCCCCACCTACGATCATATTGTCTAAGTTCCCCCCGAAATTGTCCCCTGTTCCCGGAGGTGCGGAATACGCCACTGTCGTGTACCCCGGTTGGTGCATTACGGGTTGACCCCCGTCGAAGCTTAGAGACCCGTTTACAATTATCCCTTGGACGTCGGCGTAAACGCTTTGATCGAATGGGTCGACCAAGGTGTTTCCTGCGGCGAAGTTGAAAAACACCTCAACTCCGTTAATTACTTTTGAGACGTGAAGAAATGCGGGTCCCGAGGAATTATCGGTCCACCCGTTCGTCGTTAGCCATGATTTCCATTTGTCCAAGGCGCTGTCTCCTCCTCCACCTGCAATAGAAGTGTATGTCGTCTGTAGAAATGCCATTAGATGTCTCCTCGTAGATCGAATGATGCAATGTTTAATACCCCAACCCGGAACACGTCTTGGGAACATAGGTGTGCCCGACCCGACGCTATTACGACGTCTTCGGTTGTCACTGCCCCGTCTCCGTTGGTTATGAAATAGATTCCTTCTAGTCGTCCATATACGGCCGACGAGGAGTACATAGTACACGGATACAAAACTCTGTTCCCTAACAAGTCGGGGAAGAATTTGTTAAATGAAGATGCTTCGTTGATTCCCCAATTATTGATTCCCTGCCAAGAAACTCCGTTATATATAGATCCATTGTATTCGTTATCAAAGTCCCGCCAGTAATTCGTGTGGCGGTCAGACTGTGAACTGATTAGTTCGCTGGCGGTGTCTGTACTGCCTCCTACAAACATTGGATAGGTGTACTGTGACGGAGACGAGTACGGAAGGAACCACCCAACGTTTAATCCTTCGTAGACCGTTCCGATTACAGGAATTACCCGGAGGTTTCTTGTAGACGTTGTCATATACATTTCGAAGGGTACGTTGGACATACAGCCGTAAAAAGATTTCTTCCCGGGCTGGGTGTCGTACGTCAAAATTCCGTTATATCCTGTGAAGGCAGTAACCTCCATATTGAAATAGGTTAGGTTGTCGGTTTGAGTCCTAAACCCGACAAATATCTCGTCGGTTCCTCCACCTATGCCACTCATAATTACCCATTTTTGTGAGCTGACTAGGTCGCTATCAACCACAGTCCATTCGGCTGTAATGGCAGATATTACGAAAGTTATCTCGTCACCGTCGACCCACGGGATCGTTCCGGCGATGATAGTAAACGAGCATTCGTCTATGGAATATGGGTCTCCACTTGTCGCAGGATTTTGTCCTCCGGACACGGACCCAACTACACTGAACGTCGCTTCCCCGTCTACTCCTCCGGATATTGTAGACTCGGGGATCCCTGTGGCCGTCCCAATTAAATCCCATGTTCCCACAGGGGGAAAGTCCACCGATACGAGTTCGAAGTCGGTCGTGGTAGGTTCGGTCCCTATATTAGCGATGGTCGTATTGTACCACTTATCGTCGGCTACGGACCACCATGCTCCACGGGTCCCCGACTTGAATACGGATTTACCGCCGAATAGTCCGTCACGTTGGTAAACCCCGGCCGTTGCGGGCACCGTGACTCCCGTAAAGACGAGTTCTTCCCCTCCGGTACATGTTAGGGTGAACGTCTCGTCGACGCTGTCCTGCGAGGCCGAGGCCCCGTAGATAGTCCCGTTTCCGTTGTTCCCCCCATTGTAAACGACGGACCCTGCTGATTTTGTCTTCGTTGCGAAATCGATAATACGTTGCAGACCGTCTTCCCAATCTGCTGTAGTTTGTTTTGTCCAAGCCATTTTTGATCTCCTATCCAAGTGACGTTTTATTACGTTTAATAACGTTCATTATAATTGCTTCACCCTCTGTACTAGCCATAGCGTCTTGGAACATTTGTTCGTCAACGACGTTGACAATAGACGGGCCGGCTTGTTGTTGTCCACCTCCATCCGCCCGGGGTTCGATACGTCCTGCCGTTTGTGGTACGAATATCTCGGGGCGACGTTCTCCTACGAGGGTCGGCTGTCCTGCTTGTACAGGTCCACCGAATTGCTTTCCACCGAACAAACCGGCCAAGCCTCCCCCTCCACCGCCTCCTCCACCTGCCGCACCAGCGCCACCGGGAGGGATTCCTAATGCGGCCATGATTGCGGCAGTGATCATTGCTTGGATCATCATCGAAATAAGTTGTCGAATAATTGACAGAGCAAACGCTTTGAAATCGGCTTCCCCTCCGGTAAGTGCCAAGGTCAACTCGTCCGAGAATCCCTTGATCCCGTTGACTGTAAGTTCGACCATTGACTTTTTAAAACTTTCGGCGGACATAGACGCCTTCTGGAACCCTTCGGCTATACCACCGAAGAAGGTATCCACAGAGACGGTGTCGCTCATAGTGTCCATAAGTCCGGCCCATGTTTCCGGGTCGGCAATACGGCCAACGGAGGCCCACGCTTCGTCTCCTAGTTCTGTGATGTCGTGCAAGAAACTCCGCATGCTTTCCATGAAGCCCCCGTCTTCCCCTCCGCCTCCTCCGGAGTCTGAAGTATCTCCGATGGCATCCAGTGGGTTTGTCGTCATTTCCCCGAGACTTCCAAACAGAGCGGTTACCCGGGCGAAGTCCTCTTCGATCCCTTGCAGTAACTTTTCTCCTATAGGTGTAATCCCGTCGTTCATAGCGTCACTCTCTGCCCGTACTGCGGCAAACCCGTCCGCTACGTCGACGAGTCTGGTCTTTAATGTTTCGGTGAAGTCGGCAAAGGCGTCTTCGGAAGGCTTGATTAGCCCGGATTGAAACTCTTCGTCTAGTGCGGCAACTGCGGCGTTTACCTCTTCTCGGCTTAGAATGTCTTTCCATTGGAACTTGATGGCCTTCTGCATTTCCCGTCCCACGACGGTAAACTCGTTTTTAATATGGTTCGCCAACGCTGATACAGCATTTTTTAAATTGGCAAAAGTTTGGTTGGCTATCTTTGGTAGGAACTCGAAAAGCGTAACCGCCTGTACTCTTATTGACTCTATGTACCACCCGAAAGCTATAAGGATCGCCGACCCTTTTTGGGTCTCGGCAAAGAACGTCTGTGCTGCAGACGCCAGCAGGAAAATAGACGCGGCCGCCGCCGCAACTTTAATCATATTCAGGGCAAGGATCGCCGTACTTTTTCCCATAGCGACTAGCATTGCTTGGATCCCTCCGAGTTTACCGACTAAGGCCCCAAGTCCAATCCAAACGAGGACGGTCCCTACGGTTGTAAGGTTCTCCGATAGCTTGATCATCGTAGCCCCTAGTTTATTCCCGGCTCCGGTTGCTTCGTTCATTCGACCAATCCAAACGACCATGTTGTTTCTAAATACGTTGGATGCTTGCCCAATGGTTACGGTCAATTTCTCGAAGTCTCGGTTGATCGCAGGGACTTGACTCATAACGGCATCAAAGAAATCCACAGACAGGAACTTTCCTTCGGCTGTCAACTGCTTCAACTGCCCCACGGTCAACCCGGTTGCTTCGGCTAAAGCAGACATGACACGGGACCCGGACTCCATAACGGCCCGGAACTCTTCACCTCGTACGGCGTCGGATCCAAGACCCTGTGCCAACTGGATTAGAACGGACCGAGTCTCTTGGGCTGTAGCTCCGGAAATGGCCAATGATTTCGAAATCGCTTCCGTGAACCCGAGGAGTTCCTTGTCCGACTTCCCTAGACTTCGGTTAGCGAGTCCGAGACGTTGGTACAAGGTCACGTTTCCTTCGAGACTCGACCGGGATCGATTCGAAATATCGATCAACGCTTTTCGCTTGTTTATTAAATCCTGCTCACCATTAGAGACGATTCGGATTTTGTTGCTCAAGCTCACCCAAGCGTCCCCGTATTCGATTACTTTACGCGTAGCCATCAAAGCCCCGAACGCTCCAAACATTGTACTAAGACGACCAAAGACCGGGACGGCAGAGTGTGCCGCAGTCTTCATCCGGGCAATCGCCGCGGCGTTGGCATTTGCCTTCGCTGTTAGTCGAGACATTGACACGGCGTTTACTTGGGTCTGTTTACTGATTACGGAAAGTGGAGTGGCGAGGGCTCGTACTTGTCCCCCAAGATGCCCCATAGCCAGCGTGAGTTTTTTGGTCGACGCGGCAGTCGCTTCGATCCGCGGTTGTAAATCTTTTGGAACGGCATTCCTTGGGATAGGAGCTACCGGGGCAATCCGTGTAGGAGCTACTAGATTCTGCATCTTGATTGCGGCAAGACCTAGCATTTCCTTTTTAAGCCGACGGATCGTCATAGTGACTTTCGCGGCTTGGGCATCCATCAGTTTCAAGTTTCGAGTGATAGTTGGGATCCCAACCGCATCGAATTCGATTACATATCTTTCTGCCGCCATTGTCTTTACCTCAAAATTTTATACTGGCCCTTAGTCACTGTTATGCGAAGATTTCTAATAATGGTCCGCTCAATCCAGAACGGTGTTGGCGCCTGCATTGACCAACCCCGGTTCAGTAAGTGCATGTAGGGAACCATATTCGTGAGAAAAATAGAAGGATTACCGGCAGACGATAAAGCCGACGCCCGTAAAAGTTGCATTTGTCCAATAGATGAACTGGGATAAAATACCCCGGACTCGGCCATAATAGGGACCCCGACGGACCCTTGCCAGTTTCCCGACGCCCTCCCGGTGTCAATAGGAGTTTGCCGGGCTAGATCGCTACCAATTGCTACGACACCTTCTGCAAGGAGTTTTTGAGCCCCAACCTCGACACGCTTGGAAAGGCGCTTCATGTCCGGCCCGAAACGTGAAAAAGGTTTGCTCATTTTGTATCTTCCCTGCTGTCTTTTACATGACCCAAATAGGCCCCGTCCATTGCCCGGATAACCCATTTGAAGGCGAGCCCATCTTCAATCTGTTCCTGCTCGACGTACTGGACAATAGCTGTCCAAGGGATCGGCCCCACGTCCATTCCGATCGCTCTACACGTTGACAGGTCACAGAACGCCTCCATGTACCATTCGTCCCGGCCCTCGATGTGTGGTCGTTCGAGCCAAGGTACTGGAAGCGTAATTCCGGCTTTGAGCATGCTTGGTGCATCCCTCCGAAAATCCGATCCGTACCTTAGTTCCCATACGAGAGCCTTTGCTAGTTTTTTGCCGACTTAGCGACGGCAACTTGGCTGAATAAATCTTTGTCCATTACGAACTGCAAAACGTCTTCGGCGAATCCGCAGTCTTTCAACTGTGAACACACGTCGACAAAACCTTCCGGGGTGTAGTCTGCTCCGAACCCGTCCCAGTCAAGGACGATTGTTTCGGATAGGATCTGCACGATTTCTGCGAAGACCTTATCGTCTTCTTGCAGGTCACCCATGTTTTCCGCGAATGGTTTTACTTTCCGAGCGAACTCTGGGTTTCTAACGGCCGACTTGATCTTTA